TGGCACGAAGCGGTGCCTACGCCGATGGTCGTCTACACGCCGAAGGGATTGTTTGACGACACTCCTGATCTGACCCAGCCCGTCTACCGTGTGGACGAAGGCGTTTGCGGCTTCGGATGGATTGAACTGGACGGTCGCTCTGGTTTGGCACGCTGGCTGAAGAGCAAGGGGATCGGTCGCCAAGGTGACAGCAAGTACCGAGTGTCCTCTTGGGAAATCGTCCAAGCGGATCGGATGAGCCAGAGTTACACCAGAAAAGATGCGGCGGTTCGGGCTGGTGCCAAGGTCTTGCGAGACCTCGGTGTCAAGGCATACGGAATGGCTCGGCTGGACTAACCGATGGACGGTTCGCACACTTTCCATGAATTCAATCGTTCTGTCTAGTGAGGAGGAAAACAGAATGAAATTGATGGTTTCATACAAACCGATGACGGGGATTCTGAACATTTGGAACACGATTGACGACGAACTGTCGGAAAACGATCGTCAACAAATCCACACGTTTCACGAATATGAGAAGACCGAGGACGACGACTGGTTTTACTCGCTTTCGTTTTACAACGGTGATTTTCATCACTTCGTAGCGTTGGGTGTCAACGACAAGTGTGAAGAGTGGAACTTGTGGCTCGCCCAATACTTGCCCGATTCGGTAGTTGCCGAAATCCATGCTCTCGTTCAAAAGTGGGATTCCGAATACGACGGCGATGCCGACCTGAGAACTCGGGTGCTTGCTCGCAACAATGCCGAGTTGGAAGTTTGATCGGAGGAAAAATGAAACTCAACGATGCTGTCCGATTGCATACCGATCGTTTGGATGACGTGCGACGCACGCTCCGCATGAATGACAGACACTTCTTTGAGTCTTTGTTGGATCAGGATTCTTTGGCGAACAAATGGCTGATTCTCATGCAGTCAATGGTTACACCTTTTTCTGAGGGCAACACTTCCGCCGGTCCGCAAATAGTCGGAAAAACTGCCGAAGATATTTACCAGATCGTCGGCATGGAGGACGACGCTATCGGCGGTGAAACGGTCTTCGTATCGGAGAGCGTGATGGCGGTCATTGCATCGGCGTCTCGGACGATGGAGCCTGAACCGATCTATGCGACTGATTTGCTGTACGAAAACGGCTTGTTGATTTTTCAGGAACCGATCGTTGTATCGGATCTTCATCCGAGAACGGGCAAATTGGATGAGCGTCTCGTTCTGCCGATTCGGGCTATTGGTTGGAAGAAATCGGACTATGTGCGTCGTAAGGATGGAACGATTGGTGAGGGTGTATTGATGATCCCCTACACCGACCACGATGGTCGTGTTGTTTTCCGTGAATCAATGCGACGGGTAGCATTGGAAGATAACGACGAAGCATTGTTGATGCCTGAACCTTCGGTGAAGCGTGGTTTGTTGCCGACCGATTTTCTGCCGTGGGCGTTTGGAGTGAACTGGTCTTTCGGCTCGGAAACCGAGTACGACTTTGAAACAAGGACGTTCAAAGGTTTGTTGTCCACGGTTGGTGAAGTGCGGCTGTTCTTCTTGTCGCTGATGCGATTCGCTTGGCAGGAAATTGTCAAGGTGCAACGGGAGACGGTGGATCGTCCTGTCCGTAGGGAAGCGCAACGGGTGTTGAAAGATCGGGATTATTCCGATGGTGCGTGCGTGTTGCGTCTCCGCCGAGAGGTCAACTATCAGGCTCGGGGCGATTCGGGAACCCCGTTGCGGTTCCGAGTGGTGGTGCGTGGTCACTGGCGTCGTCAGTGGTATCGCTCGCTGGGTCCGTCAACGTCCGCCGAAGCACATCGGACGATCTGGATTGATCCGCACATTCGTGGTGACGAGGCTCTTCCGATAAAGGAAAAGCACAAGGTCACGGCAATTACCCGATAAACTAAACCTTGGGAGGAACAATGAAACCAATCTTCGTTTACGGCAGTCTGATGCCAAACCATTGGAACGCTCATCTTTGGGAAGAGGATGCGATTGCTATGCCAGCAACACTTGACGGTTTCCGTCTGGTGTCGTGGCACCGCAACTTCCCCTACGCCATCCCTGCTGAGGGTGAACGGACGAAGGGTTACCTTGTGGTCTGTGACCCCGATGCCTATGCGATGATCTTGCAACGGCTGGATCGTCTGGAGGGTGTCCCTCACCACTACGACCGAGTGTCGGTGTTGGCGAACCTAGATGGTGAGCAAGTGGAGGCGTGGGTATACACGCCGAACGATCCCGACGAGTACGAGAACGATTTCCGTATCCCCGATAACGACTGGGATACGTTCCTCGCAACGGAACCAACAACGGTTTAGTGGATGCGATTGTAAAACCACATCTATCTTGCTTGCACGATGACTGCACGCAAGATGGTTCACCTCAACATTGAAGAGACTTCAGGGGTAGACCATCCAGCGCATTTAGACGAAGGATGGATCCTGATGAAGAATGCCGATCTGACCAGCGAAGACTTTGACGCCATTGAGAAGATGGTCGGCTTGGAGGCTGACCTCACCAAGGCTCAGGAGCGCATCGCTGAACTGGAGGCGCAGATCGCTTCCGCCAGCCCCGAGGACGAAGATGCTGGCGACGACGAGGAAGAGTTGGTCAAGTCCGCTCCTGCTCCCGTCCGTGAGGCGATTATGAAGGCTCGTCGTGAGGCGACCGAGGCTCAGGAAGAACTCCGCAAGGAGCGTGAAATCCGTTTGGACGCCGAGGCAATCGTCAAGAGCGCAGAGCGTTTCCCGAACCTTGCCGTGGATCACGACGAATTCGGTCCTGCCATGCGACGTCTGGAAGAGATCTCCAGCGACCTGTTTGACGTGGTCAGCAAGGCTTTGGACGCCGCAAACGGTCAGGCGGAAGCGGCTGCGATCTTCAGCGAAATTGGTTCGTCGCACGTCCCCTCGTCTTCCTCGGCTTACCAGAAGATTGAGACTCTCGCCAAGGCAAGCGTTGCCAAGGGCGAATTCAAGACCGTTGAGCAGGCAATTTCCAGCCTGATCTCGGAAAACCCTGCCCTCTACGCCGAATACCGCTCGGAAACCAACTGACAAGAAGGAATGACCTCTCATGGCATACGAAATCAACCAGTACAGCGTCAAGATCACCCTGCCTGCGGCCGCTGACCTTTCCACGAAGCAGTATTACTTCGTGAAGGTGGACACGTCGGGCAATGCGGCACTTTGCTCGGGTGCGACGGATCGTCCGATCGGCGTGTTGCAGAACACCCCGACCGCTGGACAGGCCGCCGAGGTTTTGGTGGTCGGTGGCACGAAGGTTGTCGCCTCCGCTTCGCTGGACGAAGGCGTCCTGATCGGTACGACCTCCGCCGGTAAGGCTGGTGCGAAGGTTCCGGGTACTGACACCACCAACTACGTCGTTGGAACCGTGATCCTTGCCGCTGGTGCGGACAACCAGATCCTCACCGCCGTTGTCAACTGCGCCTCGCCTGCCCGAGCCGCCTGATCCCACAATCTCCATAAGGAAAGGTCAAAGCCATGCCCCAGCCCACTCAAAATCAGGTCCATGTTGATGCGATTCTGACGAACATCTCCGTTGCTTATATGCAGAAGCAGGAGAACTTCATCGCCAACAAGGTGTTCCCGATTGTCCCCGTGGACAAGCAGAGCGACAAGTACTTCTCGTACACCAAGAACGACTGGTTCCGTGACGAGGCTCGTCTGCGTGCGGATGCGACCGAGTCGGCTGGTGGCGGTTACAACCTGTCCACCTCGTCCTACTCGGCTGACGTGTGGGCGTTCCACAAGGACGTGGGCGATCAGACCCGTGCCAACGCCGACGCTCCCATCAACGTGGATCGTGAGGCTGTGGAGTTCGTGACCAGCCGTCTGCTCCTGAAGATGGAGACGGAGTTCGTGTCCAACTTCTTCACCACTGGCGTGTGGGCTACCGACAACACCCCGAGCAGCCTGTGGTCGGACTACACCAACTCGGATCCGTTGAACGACGTGGAAGACGCCAAGCGTGCGATCCTCGCCACCACGGGCTTTGAGCCGAACACCCTCGTCCTCGGCTACGACGTGTTCAAGGAACTGAAGAACCACCCCGATCTCGTTGACCGAATCAAGTACACCTCGTCCAACGTCATCACGACCGAGATGATCGCTCGTATGTTTGACGTGGAGCGTGTGCTGGTCAGCAAGAGCGTCAAGGCGACGAACAACGAGGGTGGCTCCGCCGCCTACGACTTCACCGCTGGCAAGAACGCCCTCCTGTGCTACTCGGCTCCGTCGCCGGGACTGCTCCAGCCGTCCGCTGGATACGTCATGTCGTGGACTGGCGTGTCGGGTGGTTTGGGTCAGACCATCGGTGCGAGCCGTTTCCGCATGGAGTCGGTGAAGGCAGACCGCATTGAAGGCGAGATGGCGTTTGACATGAAGGTCGTCGCCTCGGATCTCGGCTACTTCTTCGCGGCAGTCGTTTCCTGATCAACCGTTCTGCCCGTAAGGGCGGTCAAGCGATGCGACTGCACCTCGGTGTTGTAGTGTCGGACAAGAACAGAAGGGTTGAACATGAGTGATTGGTTGGTGTTGAAGCCGATTCCTGTCGGTGGAGGCAAGAAGATTGAGGCTGGTGCGGTCGTTCAGGCTGACGGATGGCGCAATAGGCGCACTCTGGAATCTGGGCGTTACATCCAGAAGATTGAACTCACGCCGAATGTGGTGGTGAAGCCGATCCCCGTCGTGGAGCCTGCGAAGGTTGACGAGCCTGCAAAGGTTGACGAAACCGTCAAGTCGGAAGCCCCCAAGAAGAAGGTGGGTCGTCCTCCCAAGGTTGAAGTTACGGAAGGCTGAATGCGATGACATGGAGTTACGGTGGAGATCCAGCGAACTCCAGCACGGATCGTGTTCGCTTCCTGTGCGGTGATACCGACACGAACAACCAGCAGGTGACAAACGAGGAAATCTCGTTCCTCCTCTCTGAATTCAACACAGATTCGTATTTGGCTGCCGCTGGGGCTTGTGAGGCTATGGCGTCTAAGTCGGCTACGAAGGCTGACTATTCTCGGTCGGTGGGCGACTTGTCGTTGTCCACGCAGTATGGGGCGCACGCCACGACTTTGTTGAAGAGGGCGGAAAGTTTGCGGAACCAAGCCTCCCGTCGTCGTCCTCCGTCCGTCAACTTCTTCACGGATGATGATGACAACGTGTTCGGCGCAATGATTTTCTCCATCGGCATTGACGACAATCTGGGTTCAACAACTTCGGGGTCGTCCACGGCACCAGCGTGATGCGATGACCATTGAGGCAGTCTTTCTGGATCTGATGCCTTCCACGGTGACGATTTATCCTCAGTCGGCTCGGAGTGCCTACGGTCAGCAAACGTGGTCTGCTTCGGGAGAATCAGTTCGGTGCCGTATCCAGCAGACGGGCATCGTTTCGCATGATCAGAATGGTCGGCAGGTCATTGAGGACGGCAAAATCATTTTTTATGGTACGCCGACGATCAGTTTGAACTCCAAGATCGTTTTGCCTGATGGCAGTACACCAGTCTTGTTGACGATCAATGTCCACAACGACGAGGATGGAACTAACCACACCTCGGTTTCCTACGGACGTGCCTGATGCCTATTCATATTGAAACAGTGGGTTTGATCAGCACCACGATGCGATTGGATGGCTGGGATCGGTTGACGACCGTTCTTCGTGTTGCCCCCGAGTTGGGTTTACAGGCTTTGGGTCGGAGCCTCTATGGGACTGCAAACAAGATCTTCAATGAGTCTCAGATGCAGGTGCCTGTGCGCCGAGGCATCCTGAGATCCACGGGTTTCGTGGCTCCCCCTGCGCTTCAGGGCAACGGTCAACTAGCGGTTCGTATCTCGTATGGTGGTGCGTCTGCGCCATACGCCTACGACCAGCATTACAACCTTGCATACCGTCATGCACCCGGTAGGAAGGCGTTGTACCTGTCGGATCCTGTTTATGCGGCGACGCCGAACCTTGAACGGTGGATTCAGGCTGATGTTGGGCGAACTTTGTCTGGTTTGGGGCTGTGATGACGATCGTTTTTGGTGGTGGCTCACAGACCTATGCGACGGCTGTCGCCTCGTTTGAGGTGGTGTTTTATGGCTTTGCTTGACAGTTTGGGGCAAAAGTTGCAGACGGCTGGTGTCGCCACGTTGGGGACAAACCTGTGGCTTTCTCAGATTCAGGACTCACCAGATGCGAGTGTCGTTCTGATGGAGGAGAAGGGCAATGTTGACCATGTTTTCGGTACTTCGGTTGCAGGGATGTACCGCCATTCGGTGATTGCGGTGGCTCGGTCGGCTCGCAACGATTATCCGTCTGCTCGGACATTGATCGGCAATGTTCAGGGAGTGTTGGGGGCGATCAGGTCGGAAACGATTGATGGCGTCAAATTCATGTCGGTACTGGATGCGACGGGTATTTACCCTGCTGGTGCTGATGGTCGTGAGCGTCCGCTTTTGGCGTGTGAGTTCACTTGTTGGGTGATCCCGTGAACCCGAATATTCTTGCGGCTCATAAAGCGGTTTTGGCGGCTCAGGCGTGTTTGGATGCTGTCCAGCAGTGCCTGATTGTGCTGTTGAAAGAGGACGAACAGAAGCCATCTGATGGATGCGATCATCCTGTTGAAGCCCGTTTGACGGTTGAAACGATGAATGGTCGTGAGGAGTTGTGCAATGTCTGCGGAGCCAACATCCGTTCCTGACCCGTACGGGCGCACCCGACCTGCCGACGAGAATCCTCGTTGCTGGAGGTGTGCCAGACTGTTAGCAATTCGTTTGACTCGCCCGTGGAAAGTCATTTGCCCTCGTTGTAAGGCTGGTAACGGTCACGATTGACGTTGGGGCATTATTACGATATCGTTACGCCCCATGTCCAAGTGGTTTGTGTGGTTGGTCGTGTTGGTTGGGTGTGGCACCGTGGAAACGGTGGTGGAGGACTCGTCTCCTCCGACGACGATGCAACAAGTTCCGACAACGGTTGTTGTGTCGGATCCACCGACGACCCCTGCACCAGAAACTACGACAACGGTGCCTTTTACGTTGGCGGATCTTGACAAGTGGGTTTCGGATTCTCGTACAAAGTGGGGGAAATGTGGCGAGTTCCATGATTTGGCAATGTCTGTCGGATGGCAGGAGGAGCATTGGTCTACTCTCAGCACAGTTCTGTGGACTGAGAGTCAGTGCCGAAACATTATTCCCGTGAGGGCTGGGGGGTTGCCCTCGGATGCGAAATGGTTCAACGGACATGACTGGGGTCCTACCCAAATCAACAAGCCGGTTCACAAGGAGTTTGTGGAGCAGATCTTCGGGGAGCCGTTTGAGGTAGCGATGAGCAACCCTGCCAACAATTTGCGTTTCGCCTACATCCTGTATTCGTCTCGGGAAGAGCAAGGCAAATGTGGCTGGAAACCGTGGAGCGAACCCTGCAACTGAGGCTAAACCGCCGTCAAGCGGATGCGATGCACTTGGTCGTTTACACTTCGGTCGTCGTGACCAAGTGTCCCCCTGTCCGCCCGTGACCGCCGTGTCTAGGACGCTCTAGGGGAGTGCGTCCGAAAGAAGGAACAGTGGCGAAATACAAGGTGAAGATCGGGATTGATACCCCAAGCGGACGGCATGAGCCTGACGCCGTCATTGATCACACCGCCATCCCTTCCAAGTCGTTGAAGTGGCTTGTTGATCAGGACATTCTTGAACTGGTCGGGAAAGAGCCTGCCCCCGTCGTTGAGGCGGACGAGGAGGAGGAAGTCTGATGGCATTCGTACACGGCAAAAACACGGTCGTTCTCATCAATGCGACAGATATGTCTGGCTACCTGAAGGAGGCTTCGGTCGCCAACAGCGTTGAAACAGCCGACGTCACCGCCTTCGGAACGTCTGGTGCCAAGGCGTACATTGTCGGTTTGCGTGATGGCACCGTGTCCCTCTCTGGGATGTTTGACGGGGCGACGGGTGCTTCTGATCCCGTGTTCCAGCAAGCGTTAGGTGCCTCGGAAGGGGTCGTTTCCGTGTTCCCTGAAGGGACGACTATCGGAAAGCGTGGATTGACCGCTGGGATCCACGAAACGTCGTACAACCTTTCCAGCCCTGTTGGTGACGTGGTGTCAGCCACCGTTGAACTCCAAGCAACTGGCGGAGTTGACGACGCAGTCAGTTTGCACGCCCTCGGTGCCGAAACCGCCACTGGCAATGCGACGAGCAATGACAACACTGCCTCTACTGCCAATGGTGGAGTTGGCAGTCTCCACGTCACCGCAAATACCCGTAACGGGTCTACCACGTTCAAGATCCAGCATTCAGCCGACAACAGCACATGGGCTGATCTGGTTACGTTTTCTACTGTTGCCACCACGATCACCACACAAGAGCGTGTAGCGGTAGCAAGTGGAACAACCGTCAACCGCTATCTGCGTGCGACACACACCCTCGCCGGTTCAACCGGTTCAATCACCTATCAGGCAAGTTTCGGAAGGCGTTAGGAGCGCATCATGGCTTTTGTTCACGGCAAGTCGGCAGTATTCAAGTTGGATGACTCGGGCGGAACGCTTCGGGATTTGTCGTCCTACCTCATGGAAGTTTCTTTCCCTGAGACGATTGAGACGGCAGACGTCACCGCTTTTGGTGGATCGTCCAAGGCGTACATCGTCGGCTTGAAGGATGCGACGATCTCGCTCACGGGTAAGTGGGATTCCACTTTTGATGGCTATATCGCCGGTACCCTCGGGCAAACCGCCTCGCTGTCGTTTGAATACGGACCTGCTGGTTCTACCGGTGGTTTGGTCAAGTACAGCGGAGAGTGCTACGTCACGTCTTACAACATTGGCTCGCCCGTTGGTGATGCAGTGTCGGCAAGCGTGGAGTTGCAAGTCACGGGTGCCGTCACCCGTGGCACTTGGTAATCAACAACAACAAATAGAGGTGAATAGTGTCCTTGCGTGACCGAATCCTTGCGGCGAACGATATCGCCACCCGTACCCTTCATGTCCCCGAATGGGATGTGGATCTGGAGATCCGCACCCTGTCGGCGTTGGAGCGCACACGCATGATCAAAGCGTGTACCGACCTCGCAGGCAACGTGGATCTGGAGAAGATGTACCCCCTCCTGATCATTGCTTCGGCGCACGATCCCGAGAGTGGTGCGAAAGTGTTTGACCACAGCGACATGACCCTTCTGGGCGACAAGTCGGCTTCGGCGGTAGAAAAAGTCGCCAAGGTCGCTATGGAAATGTCGGGCATGAACGCTGAGGCGATTGATGCGGAGGGAAAAGACAGTTAGAAGACTCTGAATACCGCTACTACTTCGTTCTCGCAGAACGGCTCGGACGGACAGTTGAAGAATTGTTGTGGGGGTCACCAAATCACCGACCGTTGAGTTCGGACGAAATGATTGGTTGGGCGGCTCACGACAAACTAACTGCTTGGGAACGAGAACAAGCGATGGCGAGAGCGAGGAAGTAGATGGCAATCAGAGTTGATGCGGTACTAGGAGCGGATGCTTCTGGTTATGTGGCAGGCATGGGTCAGGCGCAAGCCGCTGCCCAGCGTTTCGCCCAAACCGCTTCGGCTTCTGCACGCACCGCTGGTGCTGGTTTCAGTGAACTGACCAACACCGTCAAGGGCATTGAGGGTGCCATTGGCAAGATGCGATCACGCCTCACCCAAGGCTTTGCGGCTATTGGTGCTGGCATGGTGATCCCATCCATTTTCAACGCCGCAAAAGGTGCGTTGATTGATTTCAACCAACAGTTGGATCAGTCTCGGATTGCTTTCACGACTTTCATGGGGTCAGCCGAAAAAGCGAATGCGATGCTTCTGGAACTCCAGACCTTCGCCGCCAAAACCCCGTTCAATTTCAAGGATCTCCTTGGCACGACCCAGCAGATGATTGCTATGGGTACAGCCGCCGAGGATTTGATTCCAAGGTTGACGGCGATTGGTGATGCGGCAGCCGCTTTGGGTGGTTCTCCCGAGGTGATGCGACGTATTCAGCGTGCTTTGGGTCAGATCCAAGCGAAGGGTCGTGTGCAGGCTGAAGAGTTGATGCAGTTGGCAGAAGTTGGTATTCCTGCCTACGAGTACATCGCCAATGTCCTCGGTGTGACGATCCCCCAGTCGTTGAAGATGATGGAACGGGGGCAGGTGTCTGCCGCTACTGCCATCACGGGTTTGTTGGATGGTATGGGTGCCGACTTCGGCGGAATGATGCAAAAGCATTCGCAGACGATGATGGGTGCTTTATCAACGGTGCAGGACTATGTGTCCATCACGATTGCCAACATGAGCCGACCGTTGTTTGAGGCTGTCCGAGGTTTGTTCGTGAGCCTCGGAAACTTTTTGTCCACAAATGACATGAAAAAGCGTGCCGAAGATTTCGCCACCTCGGTGCGAAACGCTTTCACGTCCGCTGGTCAAGCCGCAATGGAAATTTGGAAGCAGATCCAACCCACGATGGAATCCATCTACAGCACTGCAATCAGTTTGGGTCGCTTGATTGCCAGTGGATGGAAACAAGCACAACCAGCGATCAAACTTGTAATTGGCGCAATCGTCGGTGTTGCTAAGGCAGTCAAACCCGTTATTGACGGCATCGGCACCCTTG